GCCGCTTCATTCTCGTTGTTCTGAGATGGGAGTTCTGACTTCGGAATCTTGAACTTGATCACAGAACAACGAGAATGAAGCGGCTCGATGATACGATCAACAAAGTTGCAAGTCAAAATAAATCCACAGTTGGCGCTAAACTCTTCCATAAAGTTACGAAGAGCTGGCTGAGTTGACTGAGGATTGAGATAGTCGGCTTCGTCGAGGATCACCATCTTTCTGCCACCCATGAGAGAGACAGAGCTAGCAAACTGCGAGATGTCGTTACGCAGCATGTCGATGTTGCCATTCATCGAACCGTTGATAACGATGTAGTCACATTGGAGTTCTTCGCACATGGCTTTGGCCACAGTCGTCTTACCAACGCCTGCGGTGCCAGAGAGAATGAGGTTGGGAATGTTCTTTTGATTTACAAACTGTTGAAATGTCTTCTTGAGTTCGTCAGTCAGAATAGTGCCGGATACGGTCTTTGGGCGATACTTCTCGACCCACAAAAAATCTTCAAGCATAATATATCTCCGTCACAAAAAGTGGGCGGCACCGAAACACCGCCCATTCAAATCAAGCCTCGAAAGCCGAGTTGGATTCAACGGCAATCCAATATTCTACTGCGACACCCTTCCAGTGGCTGAGTCCCTTCGAAGAGATCGATACGTCATAAGAACCTGGAATCAACTTCATGCAATCCGAACGGAATACCATACGAAAACGAGCTTCAGTTTCACCAACTTCGATACTAAACGAATCGTTACTGGTGCCACGAGTATCGACTGCTTGGAGCAAGATCTTACCGTTCTTCCCAACGATAGCAATCTCAGGCAACTGAGAAACTGCCAAGGCTTTCATCACTCGATTGAGTGCCTCTTCTGAAATCAAACAGTTGACTTCAGGATTTGGCAACTCAATCTCGCGATCGGGAGGAACGATGATCAGCGAAGGATCAGTGACAGCATACTGAAACCGATTGTTACCTTCGATGAGTTCGACGTACGAATCCTTGATTGCAATCTCAGGATCATTAAACAAGGAGAGAGTGCCGATAAACCGTGAGAGGTCGTAGACGGCAAAACCCTTCTCAAAGTCTTGTTTAATTGTTGCTTTCGCAAGAACAGATTTTGTACTCGAAATAGTACGGATCACATTTCCAGGCTTGAACATAATATTCTTGTTAATAGCCGAGAAGTTCTTGAGTACTTGCAACGTATCATTATCTAATTTCATAATAAATTCTCCATATGTTCGGAATATTCAATATACCAACGATTGTATTAATTGTACACTTATTTGTTTTTTCCGAGCGCAGAAGGATCTGCTGTTGCTGCAGCGCCAATACGAGCAATGTCTGGTAGAGAACCTCCGAAGACATAAGAACCAACATGCTTTAGTTCCATCCACGGGCAGAGCCATACTTTCATTCCAGCATTACGAACCCACTGACAGAACATGTAATCTTCTGAGAGATAACGCTTCGAGTAGTCCTTAATTAGACCGTTGTTCGGATCTTTGACAAAGTCTACGATATCAGAAGCTTTTGCTTTTGGATTCTTTTTCAAGTATTCTTCAAGCTCGGCATTAATGTTCGTACGCTTATGATCGATTGGTGTATCGAAGAATGCCATGATCTCGCGACTACCATCAAAGTGTTCAGTACGAACATGATCTGGCTTGTAGAACTGCTGAGGATATGTTTGTTCAAATTTCTCAAAGGTTTGACGACGAATCATCATAAATCCAGTTCCAGATTCAAGCACTTCGACTGGTTGACCAAGGGCAATCTCTCGTGTTTCACCTGTCGGATTGAAAACATAATCGCCGACAAACTTTTCGAGATCGTTTGGATTCTCGTCAGCCATACCCTTATCGACGGCAAGCTTGATCTTTTCCCAGCTAATGCACTTTTTCGGATATGGACCAGCGATGATGTCGTAGTTATCTACTGCATTATCATGATTCTGTAATGCCAGAAGAGCAATCACGTCTTTCGGATTAAATCCAATATCTGAATCGATGAACATTAAGTGAGTATCACCTGAGCGCATAAACTCGTCGGCGCAATAGTTACGTGCTCGAGTGATCAGTGATTCGTTGAAGAGAAAGTAAAATCTAACTTGGATTCCGTAGTGTGTGCAGAGTGCAGAGAGATCTGCAATCGAACGTGTAAACATGCCTGCGCATTGGCCGCCATACATTGGTGTCGCGACGAAGAGCTTGCGCTTTCTCAGCTCTTCAATTGGAACATTAATTTCAATACCCATAATTAATCCTTAATCCTTATTTTCATGATCATGAACGTGGAGTTGCATAATTGCGTAGTGGATAACCTTCAAAAGGTCCTTTCGCCATTCGGCGGGATCACCCTTACGACCGTATCGTTGAGTGTATTTCATCATATTCCCGATATTAAAACCAGTTCCGTGACCAGCATCGATGATGAATTCTGTTGCTTGATATTTATTTCGGGAATAGTGCTGCTCGTAAGTAGCATCGATGTAAGACTGAATCTCCTTCAAAGATTCGCCTTCATTGTATTTATACTCGATTTTTGCCATTATATAAAAAAGTCCTCAAGAGTTGCGAGTTTTGTTTCAGGTAATCCAGACCATTTCTTTCCTTGCCAATGCGGATATGAATTACGGGAGAGATGCACAGACTTTGGCTTTTCCATACATTCGAAATCAAGCTCACCTCTGTCATTCAGAAGTGGATCAACCCACTCGACGAAGTTGACACTGCCTCGAGCACACAGCTTTCTCATCTCGTCCTTGAAGATAAGACGACATCTGTTGCGATCTTCCCATGAACCATAGAACGGAGTACCTTTATAGTAACCAGTCTTTGGCAGGACTCGCGATTCGTGTTCGATAGGAAGCAACTCGTATGCATAGACCTTTGCAAGATCGAGTTGGCTGAGTTGTGTATAGTATCTATTCGCCAAATCTCGAGTAGCCGCTTCTGGATCTGGCTGACGACAGAGATGGTGACGTACGTCGATGTTGCCAAAATAAAATTCGGCAATCTCGTGATGAGGTTCGATGAAAGTCTGTAGACCTTCTTTGAGTGCACCGTGTAAAGTCTTGAAAGGAACAGAGTTGACGAACCAACCTGGACGATACATGCAGATTGCATGGCTGTCGCCAGCCACTGCACGATTTACAATCTCGATCTCTCGAATTGTGATGGCATTGTTTTCGATATACTTCAGGTTTTCCCAGTCGACCTTATGCCAGTCAGGATGGATTTCACCGTTCAGACGAGGCTCGAGCATCTCACTGTACTTTGGATGATCGATCCAAAGCGAATAGACTTTTTTGGTTTTATCAATTTTGGAGAATCGAATTAGGTTGTCGATGTTCCCGTAATTTTTCATGCCGCCGAAGAGGTTCAAAGAACCGAACCAATCGTTTCCATGATACACATAGATGCTATCAAACGAATTGATGTCGTGATGAATGTCACCAGTTCGATCGAGATGAACCAACCCGCCATTCTCTACAGAGATTTGCTCTGCATAGATGGCAGCTTGTGCAGCTCGATGCGAATGGATGTTAGAAGATACGGGTGTGAATGGAGATGTAATAAGAGTTTTCATATTATCCCTTATATATCAAGTGTTCTATATTGTACATCATTTTTTGGCCAATCGCGGTAACTATTTACGCGTTCGTAGATCGTGGGATCATTGAGTACTGGCTCTTTGCCGACATTCCAGAACAAGATGTTCTTACCAGTATTTTTTGGAATATATTTCCAGACTTTCCCATCATAAGTATCGATCGATGGAAATGGTGGAAGATTTTCTGACTTCTCGCTCTGTTGAAATGGTATGGGTTCAGAGATGACTTCGGCTCGACCGAGTTCACCAGCTTTGAGATTACGAGATACTGCAACCGAATGGAACTTGGCATTTGGCCATGCGATCTGCATCGCCCGTGACAGAACACCTGTCGAGATAGCTACGTACACTTCGTCAGGTGCTTCGATCTTCGATGCAGCCTTCACGATACCAGCAGTGACGAGTTCATGCTTCAGGCCGAGTGGAACGAAGAAAGCATCTTCTTGAGAATCTGCCCAATCTTTTGCAATCTTGTTCAGATTTGGCATCGCAGCGATACGATGAAACTCGACATCTGCACCTTGTTCGATGCAGCATGCCTGATGATGAGAAATTGTTTGTGAAGAAGGCATAAACAACTTTACCTTCTTGTTGTGGCGTTTTGCTACATCGAGAAGAGAAACGCCAGCGAGACCAGTACGCGGTTGGACATACACGATCGTCGACTGATTGATTCTAGAGAGTAGACAATCACCACCGCGAACCTTCGTTCCTGTAATCAAATCATCTCGTACACATCGAATGCCATCGTGTACTGTTATGACTGGATCAGGATATGGATCAGTCCATGTCTCGGCAAGGTTGAGGTAATGTTCTCTGGCTTTTTCCCAACCGTAAATGCCTACGTCTTTGTTGACTCCGTCGCGAACATGTTTGTTATGCGCCATTCATTAGCCTATCATAATTATTGGTCTTGAGCGACCATTCAATGGGATATACCCAATCATACGGGATTTGCATCGTCTGTGACTTCACACCAAACTTAACTGCCATATACTTATAATGCATGCACAGCTTGTCTTCGAGGTTCAGATAGTTATGCGTATGAATTGGATTGGAAGGATGTGCTTTCAGATAATCCATATGCTCGACTTGCATTTTTGCGGCATCATTCAAAGCAACATATTCGCCGAACTCGTTGATCTCGTACTTACTCTTGCTCATGAGATTTGGACAATCGAACACCTGACTCAGACCATCGAAGTAACCTGTACCACCGTGAAGAAACGAGTCAGGATCCACCCAGTCAGGATGAGTCATCGCCACATGTCGAGCCGCATTCTTACAAGGATACATGGCATTACGAAAGCCAAATTCCTCGACGAAGATCGTGTTCAACTTCTTGGCAAACTCCATCATTGTATATGGTCGATTGCGTTTTGCAAATAATCTTTCAGCATGTCTCTCTGCAAAGATCGTAGGAACTTCACATAACCAATCTTTTACACTCGTGTCTTTTGGATAATAGATTTGAAAAAGATCTGAGCGAGCATGGCGTTCAGATATAAAACGAGTACGCATGGCTTCTGGACCTCCAGATTGCCATGCCTTAAAAGTTTTCCAGTGCTCATTACTAAACGAGAAGATGAGGCATGCTTCGAGGACAGTCTTAAAATCGTCGACTTCCTTGATCTCATCAACGAACGGACATTCATGCCAATGCATGCGATGGCTGAACTGCTGATAGTTATCACGAAGAAGCGAGTCACGACGTAAGTCATATTCACGACAAAACTCAAAGAACTTTTCAGTCCTCTCCTCTTGAGTCCAATCTTTCATCCATGATTGCTTCGGCTTTCCTTTGTCGTCATACTCGACTTCGGCAATGTTAGGATATTCAATATCAAATTCATGCTCACCGAGCAGCTGCGTTAACATATTCATTTACTTTTGCCTTATAGTCTTGTACACTCATGCCAGCAGCCTTGATAATGGTATCGTCAGATGGATGATTTGTCATACCGTTAAAGGTGCGAACTAAGCCCAGATCAAGCATCGCTCGCTGTCTTCCATATGGGTGATCTTTAATTCGGCAAGAAGACCAGATGGAATCAAAGCAAAGATGGTTGTATCCTAATCCTGGCTTGACATAGTTTTCGACCCATCGAATGAAGTCGCAGCATACATCTTCTGCGTTGTAGGGATATGCGCCTGTATCATCATAAATCTTCTCCATCACCTTATCGAGAAACTTTTCTTTTTGCAACTTATCTGTGTTCGTGGCAAGATATGAGATACATTCGACTGCATTCGTACCGTAGTAGAATGGGCTTTCGAGATTGACATACTGTGGAAACCAATCGGCGATATCTGCGACGAATGCCGCATATTGGAATCGATAAACACGAAGTCCATTCTTGGTATTCCAATCAAACATCCATTCTCCGATTTCGCGAAGATCTTTCTTGGAGTTGTTGCCTTCGAGCCACTCTGCCATTTCTCGACAAAGGCGAGGTGCATACTCAGAAAGGTAATAGTCTCCACCTCTCTTGTAACCAGGTTTTGGTTTTGGAAACGAGGGGAACTGATAACCTACTGACGTGTAGAATGGATATGGATAAACATTAATGAATCGCGTCATCTCTTCAATAGTATTAAACTTGTAGAGATGCGGAAGAACAGTGTTCGAATAGCCTGAAGGTTTTACTGAGTAGTTGATACCAGAACCAGTCACACGATGAAGAAGAAAGACGTAGAGCCATTCTGCAAGTTGAAAGTCTGATTGCTTACCAGTCCAATCGGTGGCAATCGTCTTCCTTTGATATGTATGATGGCCTTTTTCCATCTTGTCCCAATAAGGATGCTCAGGAGTCCATCCATAAAACACATCGTTAACGATTTGTGAGAAGCCCGCAAACTTACGTTCGACGACATCATAGAGCTCTACGTTCTCGAGGAGGTCGTCGTTCATATTCGATTCGAGATATGGTACAGAACCAAGATTACACTTGGCTTGCTGATCTTTTGCTAGATGAAAATATCGGATATACTCGTCATAGTATTCAGTGAGTTCCACGCAGATAATCTTTCATATTTTCAAGAGTCATCGTTACGTTACGAAAGTCATTCCACTTTCTGTTACGCATCGAAGGATGACCGATCTTGAGGTGATCTATGCCAAGCTTGTCGAGTACCTTCGAAGGAAAGTTGCCGAGAGCAATCACCTTCTTGTCTCTAAACTTGCTTAGCTTAGTATTTATATCCTCAAGATTGACGTTCGCCATCTTCGGCTCTGCGTCGAGAATATCAGGAATGACGTTGTGAAAATCGTATGCGTATTGACCTACGATGTTCATCCAGTTCTTCAGCCTCCAGTATGTGTCAGATCTCGAACGAACATCGTTACTTGACGGGCACAGACCAACGACCACGACATCATCACTGATCTC